CACCGAGAGCAACCTTGCCGACTGGAAGGAAGCCGCCATCGCGGTGTTCCAGGGCATCAACAGCGACCTGCAGACGGACCAGGACTTCGCCGATGCAGAGCGCACGGTGCGGTGGTGCGGCGATATCGAGGACCAGCTGAAGGCCGCCAAGCAGCACGCGCTGAGCCAGACAACCAGCATCGATGAGCTGTTCCGCACCGTGGACGCCATCAGCGAGGAGGCGCGGCAGACCCGGCTGAAGCTGGACAAGCTGGTCAAGGCGCGCAAGGAGACCATCCGCACGGAGATTGTCGAGGGCGGCCGGCGCGCGGTGCTGGCGCACTTCGATGCCATCAACGCCAGCATGGGCGCGCACGCGCTGCTGGCGCCGGCGGGGCTGCTGGCCGAACTGGGCGCATCCATCAAGGGCCGCAAGACGGTGGCCAGCTTGAACGATGCGGTCGACGGCGCCGTGGCGAACTTCAAGATCGCCGCCAGCCAGCGGGCCGAGGCGGTGCGCGCGAACATCCACGCCCTGGAGATGGAGATCGGCAGCTATGGCGCGCTCTTCCCCGACCAGGTGCAGCTGTGCGCCACGAAGCAGCCGGAGGACTTGCGGAACCTGATCACCGCCCGGGCGGCTGATCACAAGGTAGCGGAGGCCAAGCGCCTGGACGCCGAACGCGAGCGGATCCGGCTGGAGGAAGTTGCGCGGCTGGAGAGTGAGCAGGCCGCCGCGGCGCTCAAGGCTGCGGAGGACGCCAAGCCAGCACCCGAGCCGGCGCCGGTCGCAGAGACCTCGTTCCCGCCGCTGGAGGCTGTCCCCGCACCAGCGCGCAGCACCCCGACGGCCGTACCAGCCTCGCGCATCAAGTTGGGCCAGATCAATGAGCGGATCGCCCCGATGACCATCAGCGCCGAGGGCCTGGCCACGCTGGGATTCAAGCCGGTGGGCACTGAGCGCGCCGCCAAGCTCTACAGCGAGGCGGAGTTCCCGAACATCGTCCGGGCCATGGGGCGCGTGCTGCGCGATGCGCTCGACCTCGACAAGGCGGCCTGACCGTGGCCGACCACATCCACCCCAACGACAAGGCCGAGGCGCTGTGGGCCGCCATCTTGAACATGGAGGCGCACCAGGCTGAGGTCACCATGTCGGCCTACCACCTGCACATCCTGCGGCAGCTGCATGCGGACGCGGTTCGAGAAGCGCGGAAATGAAGTCCTGCAGCAAGTGCACCCGCTGGAAGACCGCCGGCCAGTTCTACCCAGACCGCCGGCCAGGCCGCACCCGCGATGGACGTCACCACGCCTGCATCGACTGCGAACGCGAAGGCGCCAGGCTGCGTGCACGCGCGCGCCACGTCCCGAAACTCCCCATGGCCCAACCACGCGACCAGGGCGGTCGCTTCCGGAGCGCCGCATGAACCTTGAAGGCATCAGCCTTACCCCAGCACGCAGCACCCAGCACCAGCGCGCGGAGATCGTCCGCCTGCTGCGCAAGGTGGAGATGGACACCCGCCGCGTGACCCTGATGCACCGCCTGGTCGGGGTGCCGGACAGCTTCATCGATCGCCCCGTGGATGAGTGGATGTGCACGCTGTCGGTGGACGCCGCCAATGGGGTGATCCGGACCCTGCAGGCGCGGATATGAGCCGGCACCTGGTCCGCCGTACACCGCGCGCGCAAGGCGGCTTCAGCTGGGGCCGCGTGCTGAGCAGCGGCAAGGTCGGATACCGCCTGTTCCGGCGCGACCACACCGGAGCCCTGCACATGTTCATCTGCGTGTTCCGGGAGACAGACTCGCGAGCCTCCGTAGCCGGCACGCTGCGTCGCGCGCGCCGATCGCTGCGGGGCAAGGTGGACGAGATTGATCTGGCGGAAATGGGAGTCGAAGCGTAATGAGCCTGCCCTACGAGAACGCGACCAGCGGGAATAATGCGATCAACGAGATCCAGAAGATGCTGCGCGGCTTCGGCTGCACGAAGTTCGGGACCGGCGAGGACTTTGAAACCGGAGAGCTGTTCGTCCAGTTCGAACACCGCGGCCGCATGGTGAACCTCAAGGCCAACGCGAAAGGCTACGCGGCCGCATGGCTGAAGCAGCACCCGTACGGGCCGCGCATCCGCGGCACGCGGGCAGACCACGAAGCGAAGGCTCTGCGGATAGGCGGGATCGCGGTGTATTCCATCCTTCGCGACTGGGTGAAGGGCCAGGTCACGGCCGTCGAGATCGGGATGATGTCCTTCGAGGCTGCGTTCCTGTCGCACATCCTGCTGCCGAGCGGCCTGTCGGTGATCGAGCATGTGCAGCAGCAGAAGCTGCTGGCAGCTCCGGAGAGCGACGCATGAAGCAGGAGAACCTGATCCCCCGCCTGCCGCGCCGAATGCTTCAGCCGCGCAAGGACGAGATTAGACGCCGGCTTGAGGTTGCCCAGGCGCAGGCCGCGTTCGATTCGACGCCGCGATGGTGGCGGCTGTGGCACCTGGTGTGGGCTCGGCTGGTCGAGGTAGATCGGAACATTCCCAGGAGTGGCCAGCGTGGCTGAGCTGCTTTCCCCACCGATGCTGACCCTGATCGACGCCCTGGCCGATGCTGCGGCGGCGGATTATCTGCGCCTGGAGGCCTCGCCGGACCTGGCTGACGGGCGCAACCGCACGAACCCCGTCCCGTTGCCCGCTACGGACAAGGCGGCTTAGGCTCCGCATCATGCCCGAACGTATCCAGTTGCAGCGCACCAAGGGCTGGCGCATGCCGGCCGACACGGTGAAGGTCGACCGCTCCACCGTGTGGGGCAATCCCTACCGCGTGGGCGATGTCGTCGCGGGACTCGGAACTGTGTATGGCGCCGCCGACGCCGTGAGCTTCTTCCGGCGCTACTGCCTGCCGCCTGCCGGGCGCTCGTACGAAGAGCTGCGCGGGAAGAACCTGGCTTGTTGGTGCCGACTTGGCACTCCCTGCCACTCAGACGTGCTGCTCGAGCTGGCCAACCGCTGATGCGTACCGCCGCCTACGCCCGCTACAGTTCCGACCAGCAGAGAGACGCCAGCCTCGAGGACCAGCTGCGCAACTGCCGCGCCTACGCCGCGCGCCAGGGCTGGCCAGCACCGGAGGAATTCACTGACGCCGCCATGAGCGGGGCCCGCAACGATCGCCCGGGCTACCTGCGCCTGATTGCCGCTGCCGGCCGGCTCGACGTGATCCTGGTCGATGACCTGTCCCGTCTCTCTCGCGACAGCATCGAGAGCGCGCAGGCAGTGAAGCGCCTCACTTTCGCCGGCGTGCGCCTGATCGGCGTGAGCGATGGCGTGGACACCGGCCGGAAGGGCCACAAGGTCGACGTCGGCCTGCGCGGGCTGATGTCCGAGCTCTACCTCTCAGACCTGGCAGACAAGACGCACCGCGGCCTCTCCGGTCGTGCACTCGACGGCGCCAGCGCGGGCGGCCTGGCCTATGGCTACCGGGTGACGTCCGTGGGATACCGCGACATCGATCCAGATCAGGGCGCGGTAGTACGCCGGATATTCGCCGAGTACCTGGACGGCAAGTCCGCGCGCGCGATCGCGGCCGGCTTGAACGCAGACCGTATCCCGTCCTCGCGCGGCGGCACCTGGGCCATGACCGCGATCTACGGCGACACGAAGCGCGGCATCGGCATCCTGGTCAATCCGATCTACCGGGGGCTGCAGGTGTGGAACCGCAGCCACTGGGAGAAGCATCCGGACACCGGGCGCCGGATCCGCAAGGAGCGGCCGCCGTCGGAGTGGATCACGAAGGAGCTGCCCGAGCTGGCCATCGTCGACGCGGCGACTTGGCAGGCGGTGCAGGATCGGCTGGGAGGCTCACGCCAGCCCCACCATGGCCGCCCCAAGGCCGGGCGCCCGCCCTCGCACCTGCTGAGCGGCATCCTGCGCTGTGGGACGTGTGGCGGGCCTCTGGTGGTGCTGGACCGCTACCGTTACGGCTGCAGCGTGCACAAGGACCGCGGCGATGCCGTCTGCAACAGCCGCCTGCGCATCCCCCGGACCGCGACCGAGGCCGCGCTGCTTTCGGGCATCAAGGAGCAGCTGCTCAGCGAGGCCGCGTTCCAGCGCTTCCAGCGGCGCGTGGCCGCAGCGCTGAAGAGTGCCGCCCCCAACCTGGACGCGATGAAGCGGAAGCTCGCCGACAGCGAGCGCGAGCGCGACAACGTGATGGCTGCCATCCGCGCCGGCATTATCACCCCGACCACGAAGGCCGACATGGTGCGGGCAGAGCGCCAGGTGGCCACGGCAATCGCCGAGCTAGAGCGGATGCGCGGCTTCCAGCCAGCCCAGATGCTGCCGCGCGCACGCGACGAGTGGCGGAAGATCGTCGACACGCTGGAGAACTACGCCCGCAATGTGCCGGCCGCGCGCGCCGCGCTACGCAAGATGCTCGGCGACCAGGTGACGATCAAAGAAAAAGCCGGAGACCTCTATGCGGAGATCGCCGGCTCGTCTGATTCGCAGATTAACGTGGTAGCGGGGGCAGGATTCGGACTTCATCTGTCCGGGAGGATCGAGATCCCGCTCCGCTTGAGGCGCGCATGATAGAGCCAGGAGGCCCTGCGGCGCAAGGCTGAACGGATCAGGTCGCCCCAATGCATGGTGCCTCGCGGCCGATTCCCCCCCGTCGAGACGACCCAGACCCACGCCGACGCCCTGGCCGACCGGCTTTAGCCCGCAACCTCTTGCCCATGGATGTAGCAGGCCCAGTTGACCGTGGTGGCCGCAGCGCCCGTGGCTTCGACCCTCAGCGTCTTGAGCGTGTCGTTTGCCGTTACGGCCACGCTCCACCCCACGCCGGAGTCAGCCACTACGGTAGGCGTCACGGCAGCCACCAGCGCAAGCGTGCCGTTGTCTCGGTCCAGATGGGCTACAAACTCCCACGTCTTCTTGCCCCCAGTGTTCCCTGGCTGACGTGCGATCACCATGCCACGATAGATGCCGCTGCGGTTGTTGAGGCTGCCGAAAAACACCTGGTTGTTAGCTGCTGCTGCGCCTGTCTCGGTCGTCAATGTCACTGGCGTTGCTGAAGTGGTAGCGCCGTGCAGGGTGTATCGGGTGCGCTGCGCGGCCCCATACATTACCCCTTCAACATACGCGGACTGGACCCCGTGTGCAGTAGCGGTAGCGCCGGTTGCACCGATAACCACCGCGCTCTCTGCATTGGCAGTGCCGCCGGCCAGAGACACGGCGTTCGTTCCGGTAGCGGTGCCATTCGTTCCGCCTAGCGCAACGGACTGAATGCCGGACGCTGTTGCTGAAGTCCCCGCCGCAAACGATCCCGTCCCCGATGCGATGCAGCTTATGCCCCCCGCAACAGTTGAGTTCGTGCCGCTTGCGGTGTTCCCCCGCCCGCCGCCGACCACAGATTCACCGCCACTGGCAACCTGCGCTGCGGTCGTCCTGATTTTCTGGAAGTCAGTCGCCCGACTGCCACGCTTGTTCCCCCCGGCTACTGCGCTGTCAGAGATCTGTGCGAGTGTTGCACCGGCAGCTTTGGCGATAAGTGCCGCGTCCACATCGGATGCGGCATTGGTCGCCGTGAAGCTGACCACTGGGACAATCGCGTTAGGTGCGGTGGTGTTGACCGCCTCTGTCCAGTGGGTCAAACCGCCACCACCGCCTACAAGTGCCGCGCCGCTGGCACGTTCATAGCCCACGCACCGCCAGTTGCCTGAGCCTTCGGATACGAACACCGCCGTATCGTTCGCCGCTGTGACGATGTTCGCCGCGCTGGGCAGGATCAGGCTGGTCGCGTTGTGCGTGAGCGTCAGGATGCCAGCGAATCGCACCACACGCGGCGTACCGGCTTGGATGGTGCCAAGCGCGGTGATCGTGGTCGTGCCGGTGATGTGAACGAAGTTGCCGGTAGCCGCGCCAATGTTGGTCGTGGCCGCACTGGCAATGTCTGAGCCCTTCGCCCAATTGATCGCTGTGGTCAGGCTGCCGCCCGTGAAGCTGCCACCTGCCGCTTGATAGCTCGGCGCAACGCCAGCGCCGTTACTGGTGAGTACGTGGGTAGATGTACCTGCGGCCAGGCGTACAGGAGCGCCAGCGGTGCCGCCGATGATTACGTCCCCTGCGGTAGTCATGGGGTTGGACATGCCACCGCCACCTCCGACCAATGGTGTCCCGTCCGCCCGTTCGTAACCTACGCACCGCCAGTTGCCCGCACCCAGCGAGACCACCACCGCCACATCGCCGGCAGCAGTCGTGATGTTGGCGCCGGTCGGCAGGATCAAGCTGGTAGCGTTGTGGGTCAGGACGAGCACGCCCGCGAACACCAGCGTGAACTCTGCGCCAGTGGCCACCGTTCCAAGCGCCGTTATGGTCGTGGTGCCGGTGATCGAGACCAGGTTCCCGGTCGCGGCTGAAAGGGCGGGCGTGGCCGATGCGATGGGTGCCGAGGTCGTACCGCGAAATAGGTCGGCGATGCCTTGCGTGGTCGTGCGCTTGTCTACCGCCCCCTGTGTCAATGGGACGATCTCATCCCCGACTAGCGTGGTGGCTGCCGGGTTGGTCGGGAAGGTTGCCATTATTCAATCACCCTGAAGTAAGTGGAGCCTGATTCGTTCGTGTACGTGTCGCCCACATCGTTGACGTAGGCTTCAATGACTTGCGGGCCTGTGAACTGCGGCAGGAACGTGACCGCGTAGCTCGCATTTGAATCCGGCGCGGTGTTGAACGTGACCGGCCGGAACAGCAGCACGCGCCCTGCCAGGGAAATATCCAGCGGCACAAAATAGACGCTGGAAAGCGTGGTGAAGCGGTCACCGATAGCGTGGGCGGCTTGCGTCGTACCGAGTCGGCCACGGCCCAGCCCGGTCAGGTCATAGTCATCAGCCGCGATCTCGTCCGCGTCGGTGAACTGCATGACCTCCGCGACGCCGCCGGACAGCACCGCCACCGGGTTACCGCCATCAGCGAACGTGGCCGGCGAGATGCTGTTCAGCGTGCCCCCGTGTACTGCAACCGCCAGGGTATCGGTGGGTAACGTGCCGATGGGCTCGCGCAGGTAGCCGATGACTGAGGGAACGATTGCCGATGCAATGACCGTTGACCAACTCGCACCGTCGTCCGTGGACATTTGCAGGAACGCGCCAGGCCATGCAGGCAGCAACCCGGCGAAGGCCATATACATGCCCGGCGAGTTGTCTTGCGATCGCAGGCGCGGCAGGTTCATCGCAGCAAACAGGGTGACGCCGCCAATGCTCGACGGTGGCTGCGCCGGCGGCAGCGCCGGGATCGGAGTCACATCGGCGGTGTATGCGCTCTGACGGTCATACTTGCCATGCACTTCGATCTCGCCATCCTTCAGCAATATCCGCTCTGAGACGAACCGCTTGTTGTAGAGGCTGAACGTCGCACCCGGCACCATCTCAAGGTATGTAGTGGTCTCGGTAGCGAACGGCACGGAGAACTTCACTTCGCCCTGCTGCCGCGCCCACTGAACCTTCATGCCGATGGCGGCCAACTCGCGCGAGGCTTCAGGTGCCAGCACCACAGACAGGTCGATAGACGACTCACCCAGGGCGCGCACGTCGGGGCTCAGGCGCCGCTCGGTCTGCGGGCGAACGGTGTAGTCCATCGTCGGGTCAATGGCCCGCACGCTGAACAGTCGCGGATATTCAACCGGCTGGTTGCGCGTGTCCTCTTCGGTATCGTCGCTGCCTTCGATGAAGTCGTCGGGGTTCACGACAAGATCAGTCGCGGAGCCGTGCTTGTGGAAGTTGACCTTGCCGTCATACTCGCTGCCGAAGCTGGTGTATGCCGTCATCAGCGGGCGCAGGCAGTCGGCCCCGTTGTAGGGTTGCAGGATCGGATAGCCCGGCAGCGTATCGGTCATCTCGGTTACGTCAATCTGCCCTGCCGTCACTCCGCTGCGCCCGCAGATGCGGGTGATGGCTGCGGCGACGGTGAGCGTGTCGGTGACAAGATCCACCGTGCTGTATGTGGCTTCGTACGCGCTAGATACTCCTGTTGGATAGCCTGCCGGGTAAACAAGCCCAGCAGGCATGGTCCCGGCGATAACTGCCGCATCGTAAGCAGCAGTCCAGAACGCCTCTGTGTTCTGCGGACTGTCCGTGTGGATGGTCGGCCCGACTTGGTACTGAATGAACTTCAGAACGCCGCCCACCGTGTCGGTTATCTCAGATTCCAGGCCGAGAAGCCCGAGTGTTGAGACGAGCGCGATCGTAGGTTTCGGCGTGACCACGCCAGCGCAGTCGATCAGGAAGCCATCGTTATCAGGCAGGATGGTTGGCTTTCCAAGAACGCACGGATCGCCTAGCTCGTTTGAAGGCGGGCGCGTGGTGCGGCGAGCCTTGATGAGCAGCGGCTCAAGTCCTGCGATTGCAGGGAACGCGTTGGCGCCGCAAGTGCCATTCCCCCGCAGCGCGGAATACTCCGCGCTTGCGACGGCAAAATACTTTTGCAGCGAGCCATCCCGGATGATGGTGAACTTAGAACCATCCGCTCCTGGGCAAATGGAATCCTTGGCCCCAGGGAATCGCTCAACGTCAAGGTAATCACTTGGCGCGAAGTCGTTGTAGACAAGCACCAGTTCCACATTATCCAGAACCGAATCCTGCGGAACGTAGGTGCTGATCCCGGAGGATTCTACGGCAAAATCGCTGGCGTGTGAGTAGCCTAAAAACTTGTTCGGTGTCGATCCGTAAAATGTATACGCCGCTGCGGCTTGGTCAATGATCGACTGGATCGTGTCGCCTGTAAAAGTGACAGTGCCTCCATCTTTTGTTGAGCGGTATCCTGAAAGCGTATACCTTGATTCTTCGTCCGCAAGCGGCCACGGTGCATTAACGAAGTCGGAATAATCAGGAAGCAGAAGCTCGGTCGTGGTCTCGGTCAGCACCTCACCCGCGCCAACCATGACGAACTCATACTGCGGGATGCGGTCGCCATAGGGCGCAAGGTTGATGTCGCGGCAGACGATGGTGAACACGCCGCGATAGGGCAGAGTGCGGCCTACGCCCGTGATCGCTTCCATCGTCGGGTCGGGGAGCTGCGCTTCGTTGCCGTTGTAGAACGTGTGGTTGCGAAGGAACTTGGAGTTCTCTACTGTGAAGTTCGACTCGGGCCGCATGTCATAGACCACCTTCCCGTCGATCCGCACCATGAGGCAACCGGCCATCAGGCTGTTGCGGGTCTCGCTGGATTCGCAGATGAGGATGAGGAAGTCTTGATGCGCTTCGTAGGTGTTGACCTCGGTGCCGCTGCCCTTGCCATCGTCGGTTTTCTTGACGATGCGGCGCTCTGACTTCTGGCTGATGTTGCCCTGAACCCATCCGGCGGTCCCGAGTATCCACGCGATCGGCTGGCCGTCAGCGGAGGACTGGTTGGCACCGTCGCCGGGGCGCGGGCCGTTGACCTGGGTGGGGCTGATCCAGCCGCCGATGAGGCCGCCGATTGCCATGCCGATCTGGGGCGAGCCGAAGAACGCGCCGACTAGCCCGCCAACGGCTGTGCCTATCTGCTGGCCGCTCATGGACGGAAGACCTCCACGATGCCATCGAACCAGCGATCACCGGCCACGCCGACGCCATGCTCCTGCACGCGCTTGTTCTCAGAGTGAACGTGGATCATCCCCAGCCGTCCGCCGATTTCAGTCAGCAAGCCGACGTGGCGCGGCTCGCCGTCGAACTTGACCAACACCACGTCGGCGGGCCGCATCTCTGCCATCGGCACTGCGGCCCCCAGGTTCGCCGCGAGCATGTCGCGCAGGCCGTTCTTGTGCGGCTCGCGCCCGTAGCCCTTGCGGTCCGTGTAGGGCCGGCCGATCAGATTCATGCCCGCCCCCACCATGCCCACGCAGTCCAGCCCGATGGCCGGGTTCCGGCCTTGGTGACGGAACGGGACGCCCATGAAGGAACGGCACGCAGCGACAAGTGCCGCCGATTCGTCAGGGGTAAGGGGGTCCCCGATGGCGCGCATCAGACAGCCGCTACGCTGCCGGCGCCGCCGGTCGTGGTGCTAGGGCCAGTGGACGCCGCGCCGGGCGCCTGGAGCTGCTCAGACTCGCTGACGGGGCGATACCACTCGCCGCGATAGTTGGGCAGGTTGTCGAACTGGAAACAACTGTTCTCGCCATCCTCCACGACCGACCCGAACAGCAGGTTCGTGCAGTTGGGCCGACGCCTGCCCGTGTCGCCCACTTGGATCGGACGGTCCGTGGGCATGGTCAGCGTGACCACCGCGCCCACGTTGTCTTCGATCTCGAAGGTGCGGCCCGCGTTGTCGCCCGTGTACCACTCGGCAAGACCAGGACGCAGCGCGCTGTTGGCAGGGGCCGTGCCGTCCATCGTGAACACCCGGTCGGTTTCCAAGCCAACGGCATCCACTTCGAAGTCCTCCCACAGCGTAGCAACCGGGTACTTGCAACGATCGTCGCCCATGGTAGCGCGGCAAGATACCGAGCCCATCTCGATGATCGAAAGCTGTTTCATCTGCTGGGTCAGGCTGCGCAGCTCGGGGAAGCAGACCATGCGGTCCACTTGCCGGATGCGCCCGATGGTCCCAGATGAGATCAGCGCACGCCCTGCTGACAGATCAAGGTAGTCAACCAGATACTCCACATAGCTTGCATCGTCATACACGCCGCGCTCAATAGCGTCAGACGTAAAGCCGTCCATTTCAAACTCGGCTATCAGCACCTGCATTTCGGAGTTGTCCACCGCCAGGTCGGCAGTGGCGTCCAGTGCGAACGGGGTGTAGCCGCGCTTGGCCTTGTACGTCAGCAAGCCTTCCCCATCGTCATACTCGACATCCCGGTCCAGGCTGGTCAGGGCAATGACGGGATCTTCTGGCAGCAGGGGCGTGATCTTGGCCAGGCGGCAGTCTGTACTGGCTGGCTGGGCCATGCTGTCAGCAAGCGCAATCGGGATGTTGCGCTGGATCATTCGACGAATACCTCGATCAGATCAATCTGCCCGTTCATGGCGTAGGCATCAGCGCCTCGCCGGTTGTCGATGGACATGGGCAGGGAGTCAGATGCGAACCTGACTGCAACCCGGAACTCACCGGACCACGTAAGCACTGCGCCTGGAGTCCATGCCGATGTCGGGATGAACAGCCCAGTCAAGGGGTCAGCAGCGCCCGCCTTCACCACGCCGTTCTGCTTGACCACCACCGTCCCGGCAACGGGCTTGGTGATGATCCGCTCATAGAACGCCGCGCCCTCAAAGTTGGCCAGGTGGATAAGCTGCACTGCGGCCGATCCAGAAGGGGCCAGCCCCAGCGGGTCATCCACCGATAAATAGTCGCTGTCATCCTTCACCAGAAAGCTATGCAACTGACCACGGACGGCAAGGAACGCGGCCTTAAGTTTCATCAGGTACTCATCGCTGCTGATGTTGTTGAAAGGCAGCGTGTAGCGATGGCGTACAAGGTCATTCAATCCCCTGCGCTTCTCACGGCCACTGCGGAGCATCCGAACGTCCGTATTGAACTCCGGCGATGCCTGCCAGCCAAAGCCGGGGCACACGTCGATCTCGACCGGATACAGCGCCATCAGTTATTCCTCCGCGCGGCTTCGCTGGTCAGTGAAGCCAACTTCTGGTTCTTCTGGCTCTCGGTGCGGGCGTCATAGGGTGCGCGGTAGTTGATTGCGATGTTCTGCACAACCCCGGCGCCGCCCATCGTTTGGCGATTCGGAATGATTGACCCTGCGGTGTTGGGCCGGAACCACTCGGGCCCTCGCTCGCCTACCAAGTAACCCTTGGATGGACTGACAGGACCGCCATTGGCGCGCGCGCCGCCGAAGAATGAACCAAAGAGTGCGGCTAACCCGCCACCACCCCCTTGCTGCTTGCCGTCGCCGCTGAATGAGTTGAACAGCGCGTCTATCGCCTTGTCCGTGGTGAACTTCAGCGCGCGGGCGAACAGGTCATCCATGAAGTCGCCGAACGCTTCCTTTGCAGACTTGGCACCAGTGGCAAAGTCAACGAAGGCATCAGACAGGCCATCCTTGAAGTCGTCCATAAAGTCCTTCATTTCATAGCCACGCTCAATCTCGTCAAACAGGGCGCTTGCTGCGGCCCGCTGTTCATCGGTAGCGTCTGCCTCAAGGTGACGCAGGAAGATCGCCTTCTCCCTTGCCACATTGGACAAGCCCATGATGTCCAGTTCGAACTGCATGTCTTCCAGCAACCTGTCGGTATTCTCTATCGCCCGCTCGCGCTGCTCTACCTCGCGCTCAGCCAATGCTATGGCCTTCTCTGTTTCCTGATTCGCCTTGAAGTCCGCGTCAAACTTCTCGGCAGCAGCCAGGGCCAATCCCTTCTGCGCCTCGGTAAGCTTGGAAAGCCCACCGAACTGGATGTCATAGGAAACCTTGGCCGCTTCACCCTCCGCGCCAATCAGGGCGGTACGCTCCTTGAGGGATTCGATCAGCCCTTCATAGGAAGCAATCAGGCGCTCGGCCTCTACTTCCTCATCTGACTTGCGGGCTGTTTTTGCGCCACCGCCGCCGGATCTTGTTGGCTTGGGCGCATCTCCAAACGCCATCTTGCGCAGGCGCTCAGCCTCTGCGCGGGCGGCACGCATCTGCTCCACAATCTGCCGATCAGCTACGGTGCCAGTTACTTTGGACGTAACGCCTGCAAACAGGTTAGGGACATTGGCCTCGTTTGCAGCCTCATCTACGCCATTGAATAGCGCGCTGGCAATCCCCTTGCCGGCATCCTTGTATGCGCCCACTGCCTTGGAATAAGCGCCAGCATCAAGGCTGAATACCGCATCGGCCATGTCGCGGGCCGCGCCCCTGGCGTCACGAAGGCCATCGGCAACGGCTGTCAGTTCCCTGCGGAACACAGCCCCCTTGTCCGCGCCCTGCTGGAAGAAGCCAGCCACCGCACGGATGGCGTCTGCAATCTCGACGGCTGTCTTAGTGAGCCCGTCCCCTTCCTTGGCAGAGTTGACCCACTCATCGGTCAGCCGTTGCAAGTCAGGCAGCAGTTCAGCAGCGACGGCATTTGCCAGCCCGCTGGCAAGACTCTGCATACGGGTCAGGTTGTCGTTGAACGCCTCGGCTTGCTGGGCAGTCTCCGTGGAGATGATCTGCCCGAACGCGGCCGCCTCATCGGCTGCATCGCGCAAGCCCTGCGAACCATCCTTGATCAGCGGGATTAGGTTCTGGAAGCTACGCCCGAATATCTGAAGGCCCGCAGCGATGATCTCCGGGGAGCCTTCCTGCCGCTTGAAGGCGTCGGCGAAGTCAGCCAGAACCTCGTCGGCGCCACGTAGCTTCCCCGTGGCGTCGGTAACAGCAATGCCCAGCGCACCAAAGACCTTGGCCTGCTGGCTGGTCGTCTTGAGCGCCTCGGCCTGAGACTTGACCAGCTTGCCCAGGCTCGACTGAAGATCGCCAATTGACACGTCTGCGAGTTTGCCGGCATAGGTCAACGCGCTGAACTGTTCGACCGGCAAGCCAACCCGCTGGCTGGCCTTGCTCAGCTCGTCCATGTTGTTGATGGACTGGCGAAGGGCATTGACAGCGAGCGTTGCACCCGCTGCCAGTGCCGTCCCCAATACGGCGCCGGCCTGCTTGGCATACCGCTGGATATTGTCCAGGCGCTGCTTGGCCGTGCGCTCAGCAGCAGTCATGCCTGCGGTGAACTGGCTCGTCTTGGCAACCAGGTCGAGCGTCAGCGTCCCGAGTGAGCGGCTTGCCATTACTTCTTCACCTTCATAGCGCCCTTCAGGATGTGCATGATTGCTTCCGGAGTTGCCTCGGGTTCTTCCTCATGCGGCCACGGCATGAAGTCTTCGACCTTGGTGGATTTGAACTGGGTAGTCATCCACCTAGCCCATGCAGCGTCATTCCTGAGCATCGGATTTAGCGGGCCGAACTTCTGCCGGTACTGGGTCCAGATGTTCAGCTCGTCTTGCGTGAGGGCTTGCTGCCACTCCGTGATGGTTCTGCCGCCGAGGGCGATGGCGAACTCACACCACCATTCGTCCTCGGCTGTGATTTTTTTGCCGTGTCGGGGTTTGCCTCATTGATGGCCGTCATCAACTGCGCGAACATCACCAGATCCAAGCCCATCGCATCTTCCACAGATGGGAATACCGGGACGCCTTCCTCAGTGAATACGCTGCGCTGGATGGCAAGATAGATGCGGCGGTCGTTGTCCTTTTCACCGCTCAGTGCCAGCTGGTCGGCTGCACTGAACTTGCGAATCCAGAAATCAACCGAACCCTCTACCTGATCATCCTCGCGCTCAGGCTTGGCTGGGTGTTCCCAGCTTTCCTCCGGCTTGAGCGGATAATACTTGATTCCGATGGTTTTCTTGACCAGCGGATTGCTGGCAACAAGACCCATTGTGCGTAGCTGTGTAATGTCCATTTGTACTCGCCGATTAGGTGGGGTCGCGGGAACTGACGGCGAGACAGCCCCAGGCCGACCCCATGAACTGAGTGGGCGCCGTTAGGTGGTGGCAGGAATCAGTACCGGCTCGCCGGAGACCTGGATGCCGATGTTCGACGTGACCTGCGTGTTCTGGGCGAACGAGAACGGGAAAGCGTTCATGTAGCCCTCAAACACCAGCCAGGTCCGCCCGGTCGGCAGGACGAACTGGCACACGCCATCATCGTCCACCGCTGCGGTCGGCGGGATGCCCAAACCATCGGACCAGCCGATTGCCCACTGAAGGACGGTGCCTGCGCGCTTCAGCTCGTGCAGGCGGATGTGGGTGGTGTCCTGCGGATCGGTGTAGATGCCGAACGTCGCCGAACCGGGAGTGCCGAGACCGGCCTCATAGCGGCGGACGAGATCACGCAAGCAAGTGACTTCGTTCTGTTCGATGCTCACGTCGATGCCGTCGATGCTGATGACGCAGCCGGCATCCAGGACGGTGCAGACGGCGGCAACCTGGTCGATCAGGTAAAGCTCAGTACCTTGTGTTTTCATTTTGGTTCCTCAGTGCGGGCAATAAAAAACCCGCCGGGAGGCGGGGTGGCGGGGTGGCATTGCTGCCGGGGTTACCGTGGCGTCAACCACTCCACGGTGAAGCTCAATCGGTGCAGGCGGGTGGCATCGTCCATGAACTCACCGTTCCACGCGACCACGTAGGCGACCGGCTCGAACGCATCGCGCAGGGCTGCCGCAACCGCCCGCGCGCTGGATGCGCTGCTGGCGTACACGTCCACCTGCGTGCCGTAAAGGTCGAAGCCTGGCGCGCAGTTCAGGAAGTTGTCGGGGCTGCCGTAGGCAACCTGCCAGACAGCGTAGGGGACGCCACTGGCCGGGACGCCATTGGCATCGCGGGGCGCCTCGCCGAATGACCAGAACCGGACAGGGCTGGCGCCGATCAATGCCTTGACCGCTGCGCTGGCACTGACCACTTGTGCGATGGGCGGGAACATCAGGGAAGTCTCGCCAGCTTGGTGATCTGGTCGCTCAGTTCACTGGTCACGGTAGCGATCACCTTGCCCACATTGTTGGAAAGCGCCGGGACCATGAACGGCTGGGCGCGAATCTTACTGGTGCCAAGCTCCACGAACCGCCAGTAGAAGGTATCGCCGCCGGGGTTGCTTGAGTTGCCCCCGGTCGCAAAGGACTTGCCAGCCCTGCGACCGCGCACGTTGTCCTTGGTGTTGGCGTAGCTTTTCGAGCCGCCCATGACGCCCACGCGCAGGCCGACATCTCCCTTGGGCATACGGCGGGACGATTGGATGGTGATGTTCTTGGGGATGTTCTCTCGGGTCTGCGGATCGTCAACGCGGCGGGCATTGTTCCGCGCCGCATCGCGCACGATCACCGCACCCTTTCGCAGTGCAGCACGAAGCCCCTTTTTCTGGAGCTTCACCGGCAGCTCACGCATCTTGCGTAGGGTGGCGTCCATGTTGGCCCAGGCGTTGTCAGCCATCGTTGGCGCCCTCAGACACCGGCACGGTCAGGTATTCCAGCCCAGAATCCTTGTCGGCCAGGAACCCAGCCGGGTTGTAAACCTTGCCGTTGTGCAGAATCCGCATCTGCCCGTTCAGCCCAGCCCGGTAGCGGATGGTGATGCGAGCGGACACCTCGGACTGCTGCGCCCGCGCTGCGATGAACTCACGCACGCTCAGCGGCTCTATGGCAGCCCACACGGTAGCCACGTCCGCCCATGCGTAGATCGGCTCCAGATCGGCGTCCTGTGTCAGCACGCGCTCCTGGATCACGACCCGATGGCGAAGGCGGCCGGCGGCGAGGGTCATACGCCCAGGCCGACACGGTACGGCCACAGCAGCGCGTGCGCGCCCTGCGGCAGCTGGTTGACCGCCTCGCTGGTGACGTCTTCCCGATTCCGAAACAGGTGCCCGGTGGTCAGCAGGATTGCCGCGTTCACCTGGGCATTGGAAACCATGCCCTGGTAAATGGTGTCGGCCTGGTAGCGCGCGGCGCGCAGCCCGTTGCAGGCGGCTTCCATGGCAGCACAGCGTGCCTGCCCTTCGAGCGCGTTGGCAGCCTCGACGGCGAGGCCATAGGCGTCCTGCGCAAGCGTAAGCTCCGAGGGCACCTCGAGGACAGCATCGGCCAGCAGCGCGGGGGTGTCGTAGAGCTGCCGATTGAGAAATTGGGACGCCGCAAGGATCGCGGCGTCCAAGTAGAACTGGACGGAGGTGTCCGCCGGGTCGGCGCGGCAGTGAGTCCGCGCCTGGTCAAGCGTGGGCAGTGACATCACTCGCCCTTCAGCGCCGCTTCGATGGCTTCGACCACAGTCTTCCGGCCCTTGCCACCCTGCTCCGTAGCAAGCGCGGCAGTCAGCACGTCAGCCTCAACGCCCTTCCCTACCGCTGCAACCACGGTGGCTGCGTTCTGGTCCAGCAGGGCGGTCACCCTCGAGTTGGGGGTAGCGTCCTCCTTGACCGGACGGTCGTTGTCGGCGACCTGCACGGCAGAGCCGGCGTCGATCAGCTCCTGTCCGCGGTGCGAATCCATGCGCACGGTCTGGCCGGCGCGCGGGTCGTTCTTTTTGAATTTGATCAGCATCACGATGCTCCTCATGAAGGGGGCCGGCCGAAGCCGGCCCCCCGGTTGCTTTCAGGTGCCATGGATCAGGCGATGTTGCCGAAGTCGCCATAGACGAACGCCTGCGGGCGGTACACCGCCAGAGCCAGACGCTCTTCCGCGAGGATCGTCACCAGGTTCTTGATGAAGTCGTCCTCGTTCTCGGTTGCCACCTCGACCCGGGCCTGCCAGCGGTCGAAGATCTGCGCACCGAGACGGAACGCACCGGCCAGGAACTTGTCCTCCGCGATCGCCTGGGTGGCCACCACCGGCCGGTTCCACAGGGAAGCGGCGAGCGTGCCCTGCGGGTTGCCGATGATGTAGCGGCCAGTCGAGTCCTTCAGCAACTCGATCCGCGCCCAGTCGATCGGGTTCATCACGAGGCCAGTGGCGGGGTACTCGGCCAGTTCGGACTGCAGCAGCGCCAGGCGAAGGTTGTCGATGTTCGTCTCGGTGCCCGGCGGATCGAACGGAGCCACGAACGCCGAGGCCTGCGGGATGATGCCGAGCAGGTTCTGGCCGGTGCCGTCGCCATTGAGCAGCTGCGCTTCCTCGCGGAAGGCCAGGCCGTAGCGGAGGCGACCATCGATGTAGCTGGCCAGCATCGAGGCATCGCTCAGGATCTGGCGCGACGCCTTGACGTAGTGCGCGATCACCTTGGCGGTGGTGCTCACCAGATCGAACCTCATGGTCGACTCGGGCTTGGCAGCGGTCTCGGCCACCGGCGCGGCGTTGTTGGTGAAGCCGGTTTCCTTGACGTACTCCAGCGTGCCGCCGTCCATGCGGCCCGGGGTGATCAGATCGCGCACGGTCATGCGACGCTCGGGCAAGCCGATGACGCCGGGAACGCGCGTGGTTTGGACCAGGTCGCCGGCGGCGCCGTCGGTGTCCGTGATGACGGAGGTGATCGCAGCCTGGAAGGTCATGTCGACCCGACCGCGTGGCGTGGTCTTGCTGGCGAAGGCCTTGAAGTCGTCGGAATCGACGAACTTCTGGCCGAAGGTCTGGTGCTGGACGTCGGCGCCCGCGCCATTGGCTTCGACCTTGGCCAGATGCTGCTGGGTGCTCTGCAGGTTGGCCTGCAGCTCGCCCTGCTTCATCAGCAGTTCGTCGACCTTGGTACGGGTTTCGGTGTTCAGCTCGGCGTTCCTGGCCGCAGTTTCGGCGTGGACCTTCAGCTGGTCACCGACCTTGGTGAGGCTGGCGTTGATGCTCTGGATGTCGGTATCGAGGGACATGGTTTAGGCCTCCTGGGCCGCGAAGTTGGTAAGGGATGCGGCGATTGCCGCTGTGCTACTGAAGGAGCCGGGGCAAACCTCGACTCGTCCGGTGGGATCGCCCTCACCGCTGCCAGCGGGATCGCCCGCGCTGGACTTGATTTCTGAGATGAGGCGCATGGCCTCGGACTTCGGCATGCCGCTGGCGCGCAGACCTGCCTCGATCCGGCGGGCGGCCGATGCGCTGGCCTTGCCGGCGCCCTGCTCGACCTGGTCGGAGGCCAGCAGCTCGTCGGCGAAACCCTGCTCGACCGCGTCTGTGCCACCGATCCACGTCTCGGAATCCATGAGCTTGCCCATGGCTTTGGTCTCCGCGCCGGTGCGCGCGGCGTAGATCTCGGCCATGGCGCGGTCGAACGGTTCCAGCGTGTCCGCAATTTCTCGCAGGTCGATCCGGTTGCCGATCGCCATCACCCAGGTGTTGTGGATCATGAGGAAGCCGGCGCGCGCGATCTGCACGGTATCGCCCGCCATGGCGATGATGGACGCGGCTGAGGCAGCCAGTCCGATGACCTTCACCGTCACTTCGCCGTCGTGCTCGCGCAGCAGGTTGTAGATGGCCAGGCCTTCGAACATGTCGCCACCAGGCGAATTCACGTTCATCGTCACCGGACCAGAACCCATGCTCCGAAGCGCTGCCGCGACCCGCTTTGCGGTCACACCCTCGCCCGTCCAGTAGTCGTAGCCGATCACGTCATAGACGCTGATCGACCGGTCCGCTTCCTTTTCAGCTGCGCGCACGCCGGCATTCCAGCGATCCAGGGCGCGGGACTGCACCTGGCTGGAAACACCCGCGCAAGCGCGGCCCTCCGGGGCGCCGGGCAATATCTTGATCGTCATGGGTTTTCCTTTTTTTAAGCGGCCATCAGAACGGAGAGGATTTCTTCGTCGCTGATCTCGTCGATGCCCACCGCTACCATTTGGCCAGCGTTGGCTCTTGTTCTTGCGTTTGTGATGCTCACGACCGTTGCCGCCACAGCAACTCGTAACGTGCCGGCGGCCGCTGAGGCATAGGCCCCTTCAATTTCGAAACGATTCACTCCCAACGCGACCGCGGTGCCGGCTTGAGCCACCGCGGCTGCGCCGGCAATCCTCGTCCTGGCTGTGTAGGAAACATCGTTCGATAGACGGACGTGACCGCCACCGAAAGTAGCCGGGATGGACGGCGTACCCGTTGCAGTGACCGACCCCGCACTGCTGGTTGCACTTGCACCGCTGAGATCGTGGACCGCGGCGGCAGCGACCTCCATGACTCCGGGAAAAGCGGTTGCCTCCGCGCTGGGTAGCGCCGTAAGCGCAGCGCCTGCCGCCGTTATTTCGCCTGCGACCGCCTGCGCGGACGCGCTAGGCAAGATTGCATTTACGCCAGAATCCGCTGTTCCAAAGTACTCCTCGGGAAATATCTGGGCGCCGCGCCAGCCAACCCGCTGCCCCTGGCTGATCCGGCTCATGGCTTACCCGTGGGCCAGCTTGCCGCCACCACGCAGCGTGCCGGTGCTGGTGGTACCCGGCAGCACCACCAGCGCCAAGCACGCGGCGTTGGCAATCTCGCTGAGCGGAAGTGCTGCCCAGTCCGCCGGCCACTTGAAGCCAAATGTTGGTAGCCCAAGCGAAACACGCAGGCGCGTAGCAGTCACGCCGAAGTTGCCAGCGGCGCCCGTCGAAACAGACAGGGTGGTGCTGTTCACGGCGCGGATGTACTTGCCTGCCGCTGCTGCCGGGATCAAGCCGTTGAGTGGGTACTTGAAGGACGCACGGCGAGTTGCAGCGAGTGCCAGCGTATTCAGGTTGCCGGTGGTCCCATCGTTGTACGTGACGTTGATCGTGGGCGTCGAAGCTGTGGCACCCGTGTCGGCGTACCACTCCAGCCACCACTGCACATCGTCGTAGTCCGCGCTGCCGATGCGCGCAGCCAAATTGGAATTGCCGATGTTGGCGTGCAGGTCCACTGCGATGTTGGTTTGCGCAGTGATCAATGTACCGTTGCCGCCGCCTGAGTGCATCAAACGGTCGTGTACTTCCACCGTAGTTGCGTTGTTGGAAGATACACCTTCCAGGTACGCCGCGTAGGTAGTGGCCGGTGCGACCTGCTGGTTGAACTGCATCGCGCCCAGCAGCGTGTTGTCGCACACCGCAGCTGCGGTCGGAATCGCGCCAGCACCCGGTTGCCCTGACGCCCGCCAGAGCGAATGGAACTGATTGACCGCCGCGTTAGCGAGGCTGGCCTTATCGATCACGATGCGGCTGGAGTTGTTGGCCAGTGCGTTGATAAGGCCATCGAAGGTGGTGATGGTCATCAGCCAATTCTCACGACCGCAGTGGCCTCTGCCGGCGCCGGAATTTGCACCGTGAAGGAAGCGTTCGTGGAAGAAACCAGGCCGCCGAAATCGAAGCAAGCAACTGCCTTGTTGTCTTTTGAAGCGTTGTAGATCAGCGCACCGCGCGCCGTAATTGACGCCGACGGCCAAGCCGGGTCATCCCAATCGAGATATGCGGTGTCGTTCGACAAGCCCGCTATGAAGCCGGACAAGTCCTGACCTCCTGCGACATATCCCTGGCCTGAAACTTCGTTCGATCCGCTGTAGCCGGTGGTGGACTTGTTGAGTGTGGCGGCGCTGGTGAACAGCGCGATCTTGTAATTGTCGCCGGCCTCGTGCACTCCCTGCAGAACTTCCCTCTTGAAAGAATTGCAGATCGCGGTCGTGATGCTCATGCCATGTCCTCAAGTGGAACTGCCATTGCTGTTCCGTCAGTGCTTCGTGTGATCTTGAACCCGTTGAAATTGCCTTTCCCGACATTCACGACGACACGCTTCTTGTCGTCCGATGCCGCGGGCTCGCTCGTGCCAATCGTGTCCAGGGGTGCGAGAGCCATCTGCACTGTCAGAACCGCAGCATTTCCACCCATCGGCTCGCGGTCCTCTAGCTCGCGGACTTCATCACGAGTCAGGATTCCATTGGTGACCATCGAACCGTAGAACGCCGCGCGGCCGGCACTGTCAGCGCGCAGCAAGCCTTCGACCGCGAACTTCGCGTAGAAGCGTCCCTTTTCCCCGGGCGTCAGCAGATCCTTGCGGATGGCCTGCTCGATTCGGCGCAACCAGGGCGACAGCGTGAATGTCAGGAAGCCGATCATCTGCTGCTCGATGCCAGTGCCCCAGCTGGTCGACTTCTCGGTGTGGCCAACCATCCACGGCGGCACACGGAACCAGCGGCAGATTGCCTCGACGCTGAAACCCCGGGACTCCAGGAGTTGGGCGTCGACCGGATTTACCCCGAGGGTGCCGGCCTCGGTTCCGCCTTCCAGCAGCGGCGCTTCCCCGCGCTCGATCGTGCCGGCCAGGTTCTTCTTGAACTCGGCGCGCTGCGGCTGGGTCAGCCAGTTGGAAACCTTGTAGTACACGGTCTGCAGGAGGCCGTTGCGGAAGGTCTTGGCCGCGGCATCCTCGGCCGCCAGGGCTGAGGCAAACACGCGGGCGCCGTACTGGATGACGGAGACGCCATCGATGCCGTCCAGCGTGAAGCCTGGAACCGTCCAGACTCGCGCCGCCGCAATCTCACGTGTTGCCGTCCCGCTCTCTGCGCGGTAGGTGTAGAGCTTGTTGCCCCGAATGTCCCGGCTGATGGTCAGCCTGTCGGGGTCCAAGAACTGCAGGCCGACCAGCTGCCCGCCCACCATCAGTCGCTCAGCCCGGCCGGCGCCGCGCAGCAGCATGGATGCCACGAAAGCCTCCCAGAAGACCGCCGCGGTGGAGTCCTCGTTCGGCTGGTCGTGAACGATGAAGTGCAGCGGGTGGTCGCTGGCCTGGCGCTTGCCGCGGGGCGTCTTTTCGTAGATTGACAGCGGCAGGGTGGAAATGGTCTCGGAGATCAGCCGGACGCAGGACCAGACGGCATCCAGCTGCATCACCGACTTCGCGCTGACCGGCACGTTCTGCGGGTTCCAGGTCGAGCGGTCGACGTAGAGCTCGGCATCGCGGAGCGAGAACGACCGCACCCACCCATCGATCGCCGCGCGCACGCGCGATCCCAGTTTGCTGCGTGGGGGCGTCATGCGTGTGCCACCAGCGCCGGGTCTCTCAGCCAGTCATCCATACCGCCCCTCGATTCCGGGTTGAGCGACATCAGCGACACCGCGGAGAACGCCGCCATGAGCGGATCGATCTTCGCGCTGCCGCTGGCCTGCTTCGTGATGTTCACGGCGTTGCCCACGGGCACCACCTTCGCGTTGCCTACGCACCAGTCCATGAGGGCCAGGCCGCCATGGTGGAGCGTGCCCTCAGCCAGCTTTCGCTCGGCCGTCTTGATCGACCCGCTGAGCTTCCAGCCTTGCGAGATGCCGACTACCTTGTCCTTCGGAACGCCAGCCAGCTCGAGGGCGTCGAGGATCCCACCCAGGCCGGCCGGGTCCACGCCCACCTTGTCCAGCAGCCCAGCCAATTCCACCTGCGCGACGCGCGCGGCGAGGTCGTCCACGTCCTGGCCGATCTGCTCGACCAGCGTCAGGCTGCCTTCGGCGGCGAAGTCCAGGAGCCGGGGCGCCACTTCCTTCCTGCGCTCGAGCACCGACGGGTGCGCCCAGGCATGCGCCCAGAGCAGCCAGTCCCGCGTCTCGCGGCAGCGCCCCATGATGGCTAAGCCCAGCAGGTCGTCCAGGCCGCCGCCGTCGATGCCGACCGCGACCACCTCCGAACGCTCCAGCACTTGCTCCAGGCTGAGGCCGCCCTTCAGCGCCTGGCACTCCCAGAACAGGGCGCCCGCCCAGGAGTCGCTGCGCAGCCCCAGCCCGATCTCGATGTTCAAGTGCTGCGATGCCCAGGCGCGGAGCTCTTCCTCCGAGGTCGCGCGCGCCGTGCGCTCATCCTCCACCAGCCGCTCCACCGAGATGGACTTGCCGGCGTTCGGGGTCACCATCGACCACAGCTTAGAATCCCGCCAGCCCTGGTCCCGGTCCTTCTGGATCGCCTCGGGGAATTCGTACAGCACCGGCAGCATCGCGCCCTCCTGGCGCCCGTCCCGGATCGCCCGGGCCTTCATCAGCTCGGCGCGGAACACGCCGGCTGGCGCCTCCTCGCTCTGGGTCGTGATGAACGCCATGAATGCCTCCGGGTACGGCAGCATGCCGCCGCGCAACTGACGGATCGCGCTGGCAGCCTTGGGCCGCTTGGCGATCACGTGCAGCTCGTCGATCAGGACCGCCACCGGCTTCTGGCCGGTCAGCGCTGCCGGGTCGAACGACATGATGGCCAGCTCCGCCTTCGTCTCCCGGTGCACGATGGTCTTCAGGTGGTCACGCACGTGCAGCTTCTTCGACAGCACCGGATCCAGTGCGATCGCCCCAGCCGCGGCGTCGAACGCCAGCTGGGCCACGTCGTGCACCGGTGCGGTCATGATCAGCGAGGCGTTCGGCCGCACGTTCAGCAGCAGGGCGGTCAGCATCAGCAGCGCCCCGTTCGTGGTCTTGCTGTTCTTCTTCGGCACCAGGAGGAACAGCTCCCGGATCATCCGTTGCTGAGTCACCGGGTCCAGCGACCCGAACAGGGCCCGAGTGATGTCCCGGAACCAGTCCCCGCCCGCCTCGGCCATGGTCGGCGTCCCCGGCACGTCCGCCAGGCGTAGCTTGTCCAGCACCGCCACCGCGCGCGCGCCCTGCACCTGGTCGATCGGCAGGTCAGGCACCAGTGAGCGACCCGACCGGAGGCGCTTCTCCCAGTCAGGACAGGACAGGTCCCAAGCCATGTCAGCGGACAGCCTTCCGGATCGGTGTCACCTTCGGGTCCAGCAGCTCGTTCCAGTCCGTCCCCTTCGCTGCCCCAGCGGCATCTTCCTGCGCCTGGGCCTTCTTCCCCTTCGGCGTCACCTTCGCGGCCGGCGGTGCGGCTACGTGCGGGACCAGCGATATGTAGGCCTTCTGCGCCGCCACGTTCCCCTTCACCGCAGCCTTGTGCATCGCGGCCATCACCTCGGACCTGCGCTCATAGGCGCCGATCGACAGCTCATGATCGAAGTGCTTCTCCAGCGTGTTCCTGGACATTCCCATCGCCAGGGCGATCTCCTCGTGAGACATGCCGCCGCCCGCGGCAATCGACACCTTTCGGCGCTGCATCGGGGTCGGCTTGAAGGCGGGTCTGGCCATATTCGGTTTCTGCGCAGGAACTGGAGGTTCAGCCGAAATCTCCGGCTGGGAAAAAAAGCTCTAAATGAGAGGGTGGGTAGTTTCCGGCGACACGGCGCTCAGACTTTCGACCCGCCCCTACCCTGACGTGGTCGCTGGCCAAGGTCGACGGCTGTCTTACTGTCGTGGCACTCGATGCACAGCACTTGGCAGTTCTCCTCGATGTCCTGACCGCCGTTGAACAATGCAACGACGTGGTCGAGGTGGAAGCCATGAGGGAAGTCCGTCAGGCGCTTGCAATCCACGCAGTTTGGATCCCTCGCCCACACCTTGAGCCTTCGGGCTTGCAGCCTCCTGCCCGTGACCCTCAGTTCACTGGGTGAAGCTGCCATGCTTACTCTCTCCAGGCTGATGGGCGGGGTTCTCTGCGCTAGCTGATTGACCCTCGGCATTACATGGGCTGCCCATTGAGGAACCTGGCCTGCTCTGCCTCGCCCTCTTCATCCTCAGCCATAGCTGCGAGGATCTGACTCTGCTGCTCCAGCAGCTGCATCAACAGCTGGTTCTGCTGTGTCATCGTCTTGCTCAGCCGGTTCAGCGACTGGATCAGTTCGTCCACGCTTGACTCTCCCCATGATCTCGGCGGTACGCTCCTTCGCGATCCGCTCGATGTACGTCAGCCCGTCTACCAGCGCCTTGCGACGTCGGGCGCAGCCTGGGCAGGGCATCAGGCAATGTCTGCACGGATGGCTGTCTCAACTACCGTCCGCAGCGCACGCTCAGCATCCCGCTTCCGGGTATGGCTCTCCCCCTGGGCGATGATCCGGCCGTTTACGGCTTTCAGGTGCCAGCGCCATTCGCCACTTGTGTCTTGGAATACGTGGAACTTGGGCTGCCTCATGGCTTGGGGCTCCCTGAACACGTCACCTGCATGGCCTTCACGACCTGCTGAAGCCCGATCACCTGGGCGTCGCACGCTCGGGCTGCTCCAATAATTCGCCCGACACTTTCTTCAACGTCTCCGGTGCCTTCATCAGCGCGGCCGGCGGCGGCGACACTTGCGGACAGACGGGAGGTGGAGAGGGCCGCTTGCCAACGCTGGTGCAGGCGGACATTGCCAGAGCGCAGGTCAGCGACAAGGCGATCATTGGCAGCTTGGTCACGGGCGTCTTTCTCCTGTTGTTCCCGGTCGATCCGGGCCATCTCGGCGGTGTGCTTCTGTTCCTGGTCCCTGGCCCACGTCACAAACTGGACGCGCTCCTCGGCAATGCTGGCCGTCTGGGTGGCTAGCGCGGTCTGCGATTCGGCAAGGTCAGCCCGCAGGCCCGATGCCTTGGCCCACTGCCAGCCGCCGAACCCAAGGGCCAGCACCAGGGCGGCCAGCAGGCCGTACAGGATCGGTGTGGTCAGGAAGCGGGTCATGCCCTGCCCTGCCATTCGCTATACAGGCGGGCTGCGAGCCAGCCGAATACCGCTCCCAACAGCAGCACAGACACCAGCAATCCGGTCATGTCGTCGCCTCGATCAAGTCGCCCTCGGCATTACGCCGCCGGCAGAGTCCGTTTTCCAGGTCAGTGCCCTTCCACACCCGGCAGGACTGCCGCGTCTGAATGGCCGCGCATGGGGCGTCACGGTTGGGGATGCAGCGGTCGCGGATGTCGCGCTTCTCGCTGGCCCTGGGCCCAAGAAAGCTGGTGCCGCGGTTGAAGGTGTTGCTGAACATGCCGCCTTCGGCCTGCCCGCTCATGTCCTGAATCCCCGGATAGGCTCGCCGGGTGGCCCGCATCCACACCGGCACCATCGTTTCGGCAAACACCCGCTCGGCCTCGGCCAAGGGGATGCGCACGTCCAGGTGCTGCGCCCGCCAAGCCCGGCAGGCCGATACCCCGGTGACGCCCGAAGCCGTCGCCAGCCGGTCCACATCAGCCCGGTGCGCCCAGTCCCTGCGGATGGTGCTGGCCGACTGGTGCCCGAAGTCATACCCGATCCCACCAGTGGGGCCGCTGGCGCCGGGCGGGCAAATGATCCCTTGCAGCGCCCGCTGGTAGTAGGCCGGACTGATCACCTCGAACCCGACCACCAGCACCAATGCGTCCGGGTGGATGGTTTCGCGTGGAACCTGTACCGGCGAGGGCAGGAAGTCGGCCACCACCGCTGCGGCGTCCTGGATCACGCCTATGGCCGGTGCGGCGGCTTCAGCCACTGCCACCTCGGTTGTCCCGGCCGCGGCCTCCAGGGCCTCCTGTGTGGCCTCCACGGCGGGTTGCGCAGTGCAGGCGCTCAGCAGCAGTATCAGCGGCAGGATGCGCATCAGCCTTGCGCCAGGTACGCCCACAGCGCCAGCCAGGTGAATGCCAGCCAAGCAAGCCCCTCCTGGATCAGCACGTACAGCGCGCCGCGATTGCCGCGTGCAGCATCGTTCATCAGTTCGTAGCGGCGGGCGTTGTCGATGTTGATGCCCGAGATGTTCATTGCGACCGATGCGCAACCGAACGCGGCCAGCAGGATCAGCGTCTTCGGGGCCAGCTCCAGCACATAGGCCAGAACGTCAGGCAGGGGGCCGATCTGAGGGATGCCCCCAGCGCCGATCAGGGCAGCCAGCGTGGCCAGAACCGCGATCGGCAGGGCGAAGGCCAGCAGCTTCACGCTATACGATGGGCTTGGCATCTTCATGGCACTTCCTCCCGCTGGCTGCGTTCCCGGTCTCTCTGGCCCTGGCCGAGCCGTAGTTCAATGACCTGGCCGGCAAGGCTGTCAAGCCGGACCTTGTGCTCCACATCAGCGCCCTCGCGGGCCTTGTTGCTGGCGTCTACCTTGGAATGCAACGCAGCGAACTTGTCCCCGGTGTTCGTGGCGTACAGGGTGCTGACGCCCATTCCCAGCACCGCGATGACGCCGGTTGCTATGCCCAGACCCCATATCGCGCCCTTGAACCGGGTTACGTCGCGCGCCGTGCCGGCGCTGTTCATCCGGTCCTCACGGATCGCTGTGGTGAGGTTGTTGATGGCGATCAGCAGATGGTCGTCGCCCTTCTGGGCGTCTGCCTTGGTGCGGTCGATGGTTTCCCGCAGCCGGGAAAGCTCATGCGCCAGTTCAAGCTGCTGGAGCGGCATCCCCTTTAGGGCATCCGTGGCTTTGACCACGTGTTGCATGTCAACCTGAAGAGCCTGGTAGCCGCTGGAAAGCGCCTGGAACTTGTTCGTCAACTCGCCAATGGCGTGGCTATCGTCCCCGGCAGACATCACTGGCCCAGATTGGAGAACCACCGCGCGGCAGCCCTCAGCGCGCCACTGGCACGGATCGCCAGCTCTGGCCGATAGCTGAACACGGCAGTCGCTGCGACTGCGCCGACGATGATCCAGATGATGAACATGGCTTGCCCCTGTGCAAGTCAGGTGAATGGAGCCCGCCACCATTGCCAGCTGAGCCGATGGTTGATCTGGACGAGGTGGGCGGGCGTAGAGGTGCCCCGACCCCCAGAGGGGAGCCGGAAGCCGGGGCGGTCTCCTGACGGGGAGATCAGAAGCTCTGAAACGCAAAAACCCCGCCGGATGGCAGGGCTTTGGAGGCAGTTGTTGACTGTGCCCGCGAAGATAGTCGTGCGTGTGCAACATGTCAAGCAGCCATCTTGGCATCCAGCCAGTCCAGCGCCCGCTGCAGTTCGCGGCGGTACTGCCACACCGACAGCGTGCCGCCGTACTGCTCTCGCACCATCCTCGCCTTCACGGCCTGGCTGCCGGACACGGTGAACTCAGTTCGCACAACCATTGCGCGCAGCGGCGAGACGCGACAAACCTGTGCCAGCGCCCGGTCCACCCAGCGCAGGTGATCGGGAATTCCCTGGTCGATGGCGATCTCAGGAAGGTCCGAAGGTGGCGAGGCATCGTTCGAAGAACGGATCGGGTCAGCGGCCCACATCGGCACGATATTGAAGCCCTCGATGCCAGTCCCGGCCGCCATGAGCCGTCGGCGGTCCGTACCGTCCCGGCCCATCAGTTGACGCTGGGCGTTTTCCTTCGTGCCCGGCGCCAGGTCGCGGGCAAGCTCGAGCGCGTGCACGGAACGCTCGCAGCGGCTGAAGGCGTAGCGGTTGACCGTGGCGTGGCCCCAGTCCTGGAGTGCCTTCTTCAGTTCATGCTGCATCGGCGAACTCCTTCAGCACGCTGGGATCGAAGGTGAAGACCGGCTTCCGCCCGTCATTTTCGCAGTGGTAGTGCAGTCGGTCCTGGCCAATGCTGCAGACGCTCATGCCGAATACGGTTACGCGGTCGCGGTCCCGGTGCACGCAGGCGCTGCACAGCCCTCGCTTCCGGATCGCAGCGCGGTAACGCTTCGCCTGGCGGATCTGGGCGGCGCGCTCTGGCCGGGTAAAGTCGTCCTCGCTCACGCGGCCTGCTTCCCGGTCATCTGAGTGTTCTCGTGCCACAAGGCGATCAGCAGGGCATCGCCGCGGCCGCCGTCCTTCTTCCGCTTCAGCTGCTCGGCTGCTTGCGGGAAGCGGACGATGGCGAGCTGTCTGGCTGCGTCCTTGTCTGTGCCGATCAAACCCATGCTGCGCTTCCAGCTCTGCGCCTCGACCAGTGTCACCGGCACGCGCATGACCCGGAACACCGCCTTCACCTGGCCGAAGCCGTCGCCGAAGTTGAACATCGACTGCGCGCCCATGGTGCGCCGCTCCCCGCCCTGCCTGTTTGGCATCGCCCGCACCTTCTCGATGCACGCGGAAACGAATGCGCCTGGGTGCTGGGCTCGCACGTCACGGATGAAGTCCGCGATGCGGCTGGCGTCCACCTCGTTGTGACCCTTCTCGTGGGTCACCGGCATGTCCAGCATCGGGCCCGGTTCGCCGTCGAGCAGAGTGACGATGGCGCCCGCAAGGCCAGGATCAGCACCAAATGTCAGCCGGAGAGCGCTCATCGTGACCCATACCGCTTGCCCACCATCCTGGCGTTCTGCGCCTGGGCGTTCTTCCGATGCGCGGCCAGCGTCTTCTGCCGAGCCTGCGCGATTCGCTTCTCCAGTTCCATGACGGTCGTGGCGCCTGTGGCCACGAACTCGACGTGGTTGCGCGAGTAGGTCGGGAAGGCGTCACACCATGCCTTCTTGGTGGGATACGTCTTGCCTTCGAAAAAGTAGCTCACGCGGCCTCCTGTTGTGGCAGTAGTTGGGTTCGATCTGGCCTCATGCCGCCAGCTTCCGGATGACGTCGTTCAAGCAGGTCAGTTCGGTCTTCTTCATGACGTTCCACATGGAGCGCCTGCCGTGAATCCCGTTGTGCGAGCCTCGGTGGCAGTCTTCGCAAAGCGGCACCGTGGTGAAGTGCTGGCCCTGCTCAATGTGGTGCGCTTCGCTTGGACCCTCGCGCGCGCAGACCGCGCAGGGTTGGGACTTGACCCATGCCAGGTGCGCGCGCTCGGCCGGCGTGATGCGGGCGGCGTTCTTCGTTCTCATTCGCCATCACATAGGCCGAGGTCGGAATTGCACCCGCCCGGTTGCTGGTCTGAGAACAGCGAGTAACGCCGCCCACCGCGCTCGGTGCGTGACCACTCAACCACGTCGCGGATGCCCGCATATCCAGCCCGCCCTTGGTCTTTGTCTGTCGGATCGGTGCCGGCGGCGAAGAATGTCGAGGAACGCCGCTTGCTTGCACGCGACACCACCAACTCCCACCGCTCGATCTTGTCGATGTGTTCTGGCGACCAATGCGCGATTGCCCGCAATTCCGGCTTGGCGCAGTTGACGCAGGGATAGCAGCCGACCCGCCCCATGCCCATTGCATAGAGCGGGTTCGGCGCGATGCCGTGCCGGGTGTGCTGGGCCCAAACATCGGCCAGCTTCCAGCGGAAGATGGGGCGCCAGAGGTAGGCGCCGGTGTCGTCGCGGTTGTAGACCGGCATGGCGGCGCGGCGTGCGCTTTCCTCGGCGCGGATGCCGAGCCATTGTAACAACGGCCCGGCCTTGAGCATCGGCAACACGACCTGCTGGGTGATCGGCAGAACCTTCAATTCCTCGGTGCAGAACTGCGCACGCCGGGAAGGAAACCGGCCCTTGAGGATGCACAAGTCTAGATAGGGATTTCCGGTCGGCTCATGCAGCGCCGCCGCCTCCTGCACTATCTCTTCGGGGATACCCTCGTCAGGCCACCTCGCCAGGACATAGGCGCGATGCCGGGCCAGGGCCTTAGAAAAGTCAGCCCGTACAGTCTCAATCGCGGGCCCGCCGGTGCGGCCGGCCAAGGTGGAAACGTACTCATAGGTCAGAGGGTGCTCGTTGCCGGTATCGGCGAACACCGCACGGAACGGGCGCCCTAACTCGATGGCGCGCAGGTAGGTGGCGGTCGAATCCTTTCCGCCGCTGACGCTGACCAGGTGCTGGATCTCCATTATGTCTGCGGCCTCTGAATAATCAGCTCGACCTCTTCCCGGCTCGCCGCTTCCAGCCCGCCGAACACCTCACGGCGCAGCCAGCCGATCCAGCCACCGTCACCGGTGCCGCCGTCCCACAGCAGCGCGAAAGCCCCTTCGTCCAGGTCGTCGAAGTTCAGGGACTCGGCCTCCGTGCGCGTGAGCTTGCCCACCCCTGGGATGTCGTACTCCACCGTCTCGCAGCCGATTCCAGACAGCTCCTGCAGCTTCTTGATCGCGCCGTGCATGCCGAGCCCGTGGAACCGCTCCACGTTGTCGGCCAGCCATCCGCCCAGCACGTGCGCCTTGCGCCAAAAGCCTGGATTACGATCCTGCCTAAGCGACGCGCGCAGCTGCTTGCCCACGTGGAACTTGCGCTCCTTCATCGATCGCCGGTCGATCGGGTGATCAGGCACCAGGGCGCCGATCAGCTCCCCGGTCTCTGGGTTCACCAGCTTCATCACCGTCACCCGGATGTCGCGGCTGCGCAGCTTTGCGCGTGCTTTCGCCAGTGCTGTGGTCATGTGTCACCGCCGGCGGCTGCAGACTTGCCGTCGTTGACCCTCTTGAACCCCTTCCGCTCCCGCTTCTCGGCAGGATCCGGGAGCGGCGCAGGCTCCCAGTCGTATCGCAGGTTCGAGAACTTGAATCGGCCCGGGTCATAGGCCGCGCGCACCATCCCGGGTGGCCCGTTGCGCTGCATCGCCACGTCCAGCTCCGCCGTTCCACTGTCCCGGCTGTCGCGGTGATAGACCTCGTCGCGGTAGATGAAGATCACCGCGTCAGCGTCTTGCTCGATTGCGCCTGAGTCGCGCAGGTCTGAGGGGATCGGCCGGCGGTCGGTCCGCTTCTCCAGGTCGCGGTTCAACTGCGACAGCAGCAGCACCGGTATGCCCAGCTCGCCGGCCATCAGCTTCAGCGCTCGGGTGATGTCGCCGATGCCCTGGGCGCGATTGTCGCCACGGGTCTCCATCAGCTGCAGGTAGTCGATCACCACCAGGCCCAGCGGGTCGCGTGCATGCTGCCGGCGCACCTGGGCAACGACGTGGTCGACCCGGGCGCGGCGCGGGCGCGAGATGAATATCCTCGCAGCGTTCAGCGTGCGCATGGCGCGGGTGACGTTGGCCCAATCGACGTCGTCCAGCTCGCCGCGGCGGATCCGGTTGCCATCCACCCCGCCGATGCTGCTCAGCATGCGGTCGCCCAGCTCGTCGGGCTGCATCTCGAACGAGAACACGGCCACGGCCTGCTTCTCGACCAGCGCCACGTGCTCGGCGATGTTCTGTGCCAGGGTCGTCTTGCCCATCTTCGGGCGCGCCGCGAGTAGGTACAGGCCGCCAGGGCGCAAGCCGCCGATCAGCTCGTCCAGCTCGGTGATGCCCGTGGCCAAGCCGTGGATGCCGTGCTCGGTCTGGCTGCGCTCGGTCAGCTTGTCGAACACCCGCTGCATCAGCGGGACCATCGTTTCGAGTTCGCATGGCTGGTTGTCCAGGAGCCCACCGATCCGGCTCTGCGCTTCGCCGATCAGCTCCACACTGCTGCGGCCCTCCGGCTGGAATCCTGCGTCCACTAGCGCCGATCCCACCTCGATCAGCCGGCGCATGCGCGCCTTGTCCGCCACGATCTCGGCATAGGCCTCGATGTTGGCCGCGCTGGGGACGGTGTTCGACAGCTCGACCAGGTAGAAGCCGCCGCCCACCTGCTCAGCGGCGCCATGGGCTTCGAACCAATCACCCAGGGTGACCGTGTCGAAAGGCTTCGGCGGCTTGGCCTCGGCGAGTTCCTTGATCGCGCGCCAGATCAGCTGGTGATCGCGACGGTAGAAGTCGCCCTCCTCAAGCTTGTCCGCTACCCGCCACCAGGCGCTGGCCACCAGCATCAGCCCTCCCAGGACAGATTGCTCGGCGTCGATGCTGTGCGGCGGCACGCGCACGTGGTCGAGGCGTTCGAAGCCTTCGCGCATCATGCGGCTTCCCCAAACAGCGCGCGCTGCGCCGCCTCGTGCCGCGCGCGCTCCATGTCCTGCTCGCGCGTCAGTACGGCCGCTGCAATCCGCGCCTCGGCGATGGCGGCGTATTCGGGGTTAAGCTCGCAGCCCACCCAGCGACGATCCAGCCGCTCACAGACGACAGCGGTTGTGCCGGCGCCCATGAACGGGTCGAGCACCAGGTCGCCAGCGCGGCTCCCCGCCAGGATGCACGGCTCGATCAGCGCCTCGGGGAAGGTGGCGAAGTGGGCCTCCTTGAAGGGCATCGTGGCCACGGTCCAAACGCTGCGCTTGTTGCGGGTTTCGCCATTAGATACCGCCTTCATGGTCCCGTTGGTTTTGCCAGGCACTCGGTCGCTGCCCTGCTGGTTGTCCAGGTTCGCTTGCGACAGGCGGGCAATGCTAGATGCTGCCAGCGGCTCGGCAATGGCATCGGCATCGAAGTAATAGCGCGGCGACTTCGACAGCAGGAAGATGTATTCGTGCGACTTCGTGCAGCGGTCGCGCACCGACTCGGGCATCGGGTTGGGCTTGTGCCAGATGATGTCCTGGCGGAGATACCAGCCGTCAGCCTGCAGGGCGAAGGCTACGCGCCACGGGATGCCGATTAGGTCTTTTGACTTTAGTCCAGCGGGCGGCTTTTGTTGCCGACTCACGCTAGCCCTCTGCGATGATTGCCCGCCCTGTAATCCTGATGTTTCTTCAGTCGGATTTCCGCCGCGCCCTGAAGATGCGTAACTATCCCCCAGGTTCAGCCACAACGTACCGTCATCCCGCAGCACGCGCCGGACCTCGCGTAACCTCGCGACCAGCGCCACCACGAACTCATCGGGCGTCGGCTCCAAGCCAATCTGACCGGCCATGCCGTAGTCGCGCAGGCCGAAGTAAGGCGGGGAAGTGACGCACGTCTGGACCGATTCGGCGTCCAGGGTCCGCATGACCTCAAGGCAGTCGCCGACGTGGATCATGCCGCCGCCTCCGTCATCGCCCGGTCGAACAGCTTCGCCATGACGTTCTCGCGCAGCAGGTACTCGAAGTCGGGACTCCAGTTCTCGTGCCCGGGTCCACCCTTCGCTCGCCCGCTGTGCCAGTCGTCCTTCTCGACCTCCTCGAAGTAGGCCCGCCAGAACTCCGGGGTGATGCGCTCGTTGCCGTACAGCGTCCGGCACATGGCGCGCGCGGTCGGAAGGCACTTCTCCACGGCCTTGATCCGAGGTTTGTTCATCACCGCGCAGGCGGGTAGTTCACCGTGAGGTTTTGCAAGAACTGCGTTGTAGGCCGCTGCAGCTTCATCTGAAATCTGCCTGACTCGCGCAGCGAGATTTGTTTTCGGGTTCGGCGGTGCGGGGGTCAACGCCAGCGGCGTGGACGACTCTGAGCGTAGCGAAGACTCCTGTTCCCTTCCCTTCCCTGTTCCCTGTTCCCTGTTCCTTTCAGGTGATGCGTCCTCAGTGAGTTGTGTGTGAGTCTGCGGTGAGGAATCAGGGATAACCCCAAGAGCCTTGATTTTGCTGGGGGTTGGACGGTTCACCCGCTGGTGAAGGTCGAAGTTGTTGACCAATCCGAAGCGCTTGCCATCGGGGCTCGTGAGCGCCGTGATAAACCCGATTTCGCACAGCGATTTGAGGCTGTCTTGAATACTCACTGAGGGCTCACGGAGTGGTGAGCACGCGGCTTTGACCAGACCAGGGTTCGCGTTGAAGTACCCTTCGTCGTCGGCGTGGTTCAGCAGCGCGGCGGCGAGCATGTGAGTCGCCTCGGGCAGCGCGCTCAGATCCTCGTGAGTCCAGAACTCCGGCTTGATCGTGCGGATTCTGGCCATCAGGCAGCCAGCTCCATCTGCGGCGCCGGCGCGCGCTTGCGCTCATCCTCGGCCTTGACCGCGGCGACCTGGCAGCGGTACTGCCTGAGCTCCAGATCGGTCATGGGCTGCCGTAGCAGCTGCTTCAGGCCCTCGACCCGGGCGATGCGTTCGGGGCTGGGCTTCATGCCACTCCCCCGCCTGCCCTGCGATTCCCTGCGATTCCCTCGTACTCCCCGGCCAGTCCCTCGGCATGCAGGAGCTTCTGCAGGATGCTGTGCTCCCGCAACCTGGTTTCAGCCCACTCGTGCAGCACTTCCCTGACAATTTCGGACCGGTCCTTGCCGGTCACACGGTTCATCGCTTCGAGCACGCAATCGGCCTCAGCGGTGATCTTCCCTCGGAAGTCTTTCAGTGGCGCAGCCATGGGTTCCCCTGCAACTTGGTTCGCGAAGGGGCTGGCGCGGGTAGCGGCCAGCCCCGGAATTCAGGCGGCTTCAGAGGCCGGCGCGGGCTCGCCGAAGACGTCCGGACGCAGGTCGTGCCTGGTCACAGCGCCGCCGGTCGCCCGCTCCACCTCGGCGCAGCGATGCGCCGGGACCTGGCCCCGAGCGCGCCAGTTGCTGACGACGTTCTGGGCGGTCCCGATTGCGAGGGCCAACTTGCCGACACCGCCGGCTGCTTCGATTGCTTTCGTGAGTGCGTCCATGGCGGCATCATCACGCATCGTGATTACCATGTCAACACGCAGCGTGTTAGACGGGCATCACAGCTCGTGAAGAATGGGCGCATGGCCTTTTCCGACAACTTGCGGCGCACCCGGCTGGCAAAAGGCATGACCCAGGAGGCGCTGGCCATGGCCTGCGGCTGGTCTGGCCAGAGCCGGATCGCCAACTACGAGTCGGGCAGCGCAAGCGCCCGGGAGCCCAAGGTTTCCGAGGTCCCGCTGCTGGCCAAGGCCTTGGGCGTCTCAGTTGCCGAACTGTTTGATGAGGTGCCGTCGCAGTCCCAGCGACTGGACGCTGAGAAGCTGGCCGACCTGCTGGCAACGGTTGAGGCAGCCATCGCCCAGAGCGGTCGCCAGGTCCCAGTGCGGACCAAGGCGCGTCTGGTAGCGGCGCTATACGTTGACGAGCAGGCTTCAGTGGCGGGATCCGCTCAGGCGGTCCAGGCAGCCCTGGCCAGCATCTTGTCGTTAATGGAGGAAGCATGAACCCACTACTGCGCGAAGAACTGGCGGCGATCCTTGCCGAGGCTCCCTTGCCCCAGATGCCTTTGGACCTGGTATTCGAGCCGATCGACGTGTCGCCCCGGGCCAAGAAGATGCGCGCTATCCTGCGCATTGCCGACATGCACGGCTGGCGCTCGGCGATCACGCACTTCCTCGAATCGCGCAATGCGTCCTACCTGTCCGACCTGACCGACCCGCAGCTGGACGACCTTGCAGATCGGATGGAGGGCTACGTGGACGCCGCGGAGACCGGATCAAGCCTGGCAGATTGCCTGCCGGCCAGCTGAAGAACGGACACTGACTAAGGGGAAAGTGATGAAATGGATTCTTGGGGCGAGTCTCTTGTTGGCCGGATGCAGCAGCACGCAGGTCTACAGCAACTATCCAGCCGGAAACGCGCCGGCAGCCGCGAATGCGGGCCACGTGGCGGTGATCTACAGCTACCCCCAGCGGCCCTATGACGTGATCGGCGTGGTGTCAGCCAAGCGTTACAAGCCGGGCTGGAGTGATCCCACCGTCAGCGACGCCATCCCACAGCTACAGGCGGCCGGCGCTCAGCTAGGGGCCGATGCGGTGGTCGTTAGGTCATCCCGCAGCAACAACGATCGTCACACCGTCGTGGAAGCCGAAGCGATCAGGTATTTGGACAAGGAGACGCAACCGACGTCGGTTCCGGGGCATGACGATCCCGCAGCTGAAATGAAGTGGAAGCCGCGCGGCACATAGCCCCACAAGCAGGAGATGGTCATGGAAGGCGTAGCAGCACTGAGCCTAGTTCTCGGGTTTTTCCTCTTCATCCTGGCGATCCTCTGGATACTGGTGCCGTTCGCCATATTCGGGATCAAGCCGATCCTCAGCCAGATCCTTGGAGAGCAGCGCAAGACGAACCAACACCTGGCTGCGCTGGCGATCCAGGCGCAGCCGGTGACGCAGCCCGGCACTTCCCACCCTGCCCCATCCACGCGTCCGCCCGCCCCGCAAGCGGCCCCACCGCCTCCGCCAGCTGACGAGCGAACGCTGGCCGAGCGAATGCGGGACCAGTAGCCAAGACCCCATCGAACCCCGCTCAGGCGGGGTTTTCTATGCCTGTTCAGAAAAAACATCACGCTGTGTGTTGACAGACGAATCACGCTGTGTGATTCTCGATCCATCGCCCAACACCGGGCAGATGGGAGCAGCCAGATGGCAAACACCGATCCGCAGGGCCAGCTTCAGGCCGCTGCCAAAGCCTGGGGGGATCTCCAGCACGCTGAGTCTCAGGTAGCCCGCCTGCGCGGCTACAGCGCCCTGACGCCCGGCATGAAGGACGACCAGCGCAAGGCGCTGCGGACCGTCGAAGAGTCCCGGGCGGTACTGAACACCGTGCTGCGCATGCCGGCGCTGTCCGCCGCCCAGATGGCCGAGGGTGACGCGACCGAGGATCGGCGATGACCGCCCTGGCCTACAACCGCCGACACACGGATCCGCGGCCAGCACCGGCCACCGGCATGACCCAAGCCCAGGTCCGTGCGTTCTGCATGGCGCGGGCTGCTGAGTTGCGCCGGGGTGCGAAGTGAGCGGGCCGGCGGGCGCTCTGTCGGCACTCACTCACGAAGAAGTTGCCGCGCTTGAGCTGGTGCGTGCCGGGGCTGACGTGTGGGGCTACGGCGAGGCAATGGCGCTGCGTTCCGTGCAGAAGAAAGCCCCCGGACTTATCACCATCTGCAAAGCAATGGAACAGCCCGCAGGGCATCTGCGCCGGCCTTACTTCGGGGCTATCGCAACGTCCAAAGGCCGCGCTGCCCTGCTGCGTGCAGGCGGTGCGCTGTGACCGCCGTCGTCTTCAACTTCCGCCAGTTCGAAAGCGCCCGCAACCAGGCACGACGCCTGGACCTGGACACGGACTCCTATCGCAGCGCAGTCCGGCAGATCGTCACTGAGCAGGCAGCAGGCGGCACCGGTGTGCACGTAGCCGGCGAGATGAGCGCGCGGCGCCGGGATGCCGGCTCGACCGATCCCAATCGTCCGGAGGCAGCGTAATGAACCGCTTCGACATCGTGGAATACGCGCACCAGGTGGCCGGCTTCGGCAGCGTGCGCGCTGTGGAGCCGACACCGATCCCTGACCCGCCGATGCGTCCCGACAGCATGGACGTGCTGCTGCTGGGCAATGAGGCCATCGAGGAAGTGGCCCAGTCCGTAGAGGACGCCGAGGCTTCCGGGAAGCTCGAGCGCATGCGGTACGCACGGCCATGAGCGCGCGCAGGAGAGAAGGGATGATTTCAAATAAGTTCTTGGCCGCGTTGAAGTCCTACAAACAGGCCGACAACGAAGGCGTCATGGTGTTGGTATCGCGGGAGGCGCTAGACGAAGCACTCACCACCCTCACCGCAGCCACCAGTAGCGGGGCGAAGCCTATCGGGTGGGTGCATCCGGCGGCGCTGGAACGCAATGCGCTGGCTTTTGAGGTCGCAACATTCAAGGCCAACGACACCGTGCTGCCGGTGTACCTGGGCGCGCCTGCCACCAGTGGCGGGGTGGATGATGCGATAAGTGAAATCATCCGCGACGTGTGCGAGCACGACCCTGCTGACCCCGCCGACCCGGATACCGTAAGCATTAGCGTTCAAGACTTGTTGCTAGTACTCGCCGCCGCTCTCAAGGATGGGGGTGCCGCATGAGCGCGCGCAACCGCCGCCACGACGACTACCGTCCGGCCTCGCTGGCCAACTTCTGGCGCGGCTGCCAGAACGCCATCTGGAAGTTGGAGCACGGGTTCCACCGGATGTTCGACATTGCGGTGCTGGCTGTCTTCCTGGCCGTGCTCGCCGCCAGCGTGTGCCTGGCCGCGTTCGTCCTTCGCTTCGTGTTCTGGGGGTGATCCGTGATTGAGAAAACCGAACCTGGACAGCCGCCATGCGTACCGCCCACGAACGATGAGCGCTATCGCCGCTGGCTGGAGCTTTTCACGCTGGTGATGCGCTGCCAGCACAACCGGAACGACACCGATCCAATCCCTACCCACCACTGAGGTTCCCATGCACCAGCCCCAATTCGACAAGCACGAAGCCGTGATCAGCAACGTCAATTTAAGGCGCGAAAAGCACGGCAAGGAAGGCAAGACCGGCATCGACATCAGCATCCAGCTCAAGGCCAGCAACAGCGCCCTGGACATGCTGGAGAAGGGTCTGAAGGAATCCCTGTTCCGCAAGGCCGCCAAGGGCGAGCAACTGGACCTGGTCGACGGAGAGAACGCGCTGGTTGCGCTGAAGTTCCCGACGCTGCAGCCGCTGAAGTTCGAAGGCGAGTATTCCGGCTACGAAATGCTGATCGACGGCCTGCTGGACGGCACCGAGCAGATCGCGCTGATTGACGTGAAGCTCAAGGATTTCACCATCTCCCCGATCGAGGGCGGGAGCGTGGGCCTTGCGTTCAAGGCGCAGCTGCAGATCGAGCCTGACGAACTGCCGGACATCGTCGACGCATGGAATAACGAAGGCATCCGGCTGAGCCTGATCCCGGGCGCGCAGCAGGAAGAGCGGAAAGCGGCATGACGATGAGGCCCCGTCTTTCACTCACTGCACTTCTCGTTTCCGCGTTGAGCGGGATGTCCGGCGCGGGAATGGCTGTCCTGAAGCATTTACAGCATTCCGCTCCAGCGCCAACGTTCGGCCAGCGCTACGGGGGAAGCCCTCGCAGCACCGGGAACGGAGGCGACAAGCGTCGCACGGTCACCGTCGCCCAGATGAAGCGCGCAGCACGCAAACGCAGAAACATCCGAAAGCGCGCCTGATTCAACCAGGCGACTGCGGCGCCGCCGGCTTCCCCTGGCCGGTCCCATTCCATCCCCCGACCGCAGCGGGCCAATTTTCCCGACACCGACAGGATCAAGACCATGCCACTCATCGCACTCACCGACGTTGAAAGCAGCCCGAAGGTGATCAGCATGCGCACAATCATTCTCCAGGAAGTTCCAACTCCGAGCGGCGGTTCAACGTACTGGGCCATCAACGAAAGCGGCCACGTGATCGACGGACTTGGAACAGACGAACTGCTCTGGTGCGTTGCATGCACCCTTCGACCCGCAGTGGGGGCGCTGCCTTACGGCGGTGGAAAGACGGTCGAGGAAGCAAAGATTGAAGCATTTCGCGACGGCGCACTTTGCGGTCTCACACAAGACATAACTGCCATCGAAGCGCGTGCTCGCGCCACCCTTGCGCCAGGCGCAAACGCATTCATAAAGGAAGACTGACCCATGAACCAGATCGCCACCCTTAAGCCCGCGCACCAGCTCGTCTCCGCCGAACAGGCCGACGCGATCCGCACCGCGCTGAAGACCAGCCTCTATCCCGGCGCCAGCGATGCGTCCGTTGACCTGGTGCTGAGCTACTGCCGCGCCAGCGGTCTGGATCCTATGACGAAACCTGTCCACATCGTGCCGATGTCCGTCACGGTCGGGAAGAACGACGCTGGCTATGCGATCAAGGAGATGCGTGACGTAGTCATGCCTGGCATCGGCCTGTACCGCATCAATGCCGCGCGCACCGAGGCCTATGCCGGGTGCAGCGAGCCTGAGTTCGGCCCGATGCAGGAGATGAGCGTCACGAAGGACGTCTGGGCCGATGCCCCGAACGGCAAGCGCACGAAGAAGACGGTCGACGGCGGGAAGTTCAACTACCCCGAGTGGTGCCGCGTCACCGTGACCCGCATCGTCGACGGCCAGGCACGCGAGTTCAGCGCGAAGGAATACTGGATCGAGAACTACGCCACGGCCGGAAACGACACCGACAGCCCGAATTCCATGTGGAAGAAGCGCCCCTTCGGCCAGCTGGCGAAGTGCACCGAGGCGCAGGCGCTGCGCAAGGCGTTCCCCGAGGCAGTCGGCTCACAGCCTACGGCCGAAGAGATGGAAGGCAAGGACGTGATCGAAGGCAGCGCCACGGTGGTGCAGTCGGAGCGCGCGGCCATTGCCCAGGCCAAGCCGGTTGAGCTGCCCGCCTACAACGATGACGAATTCGCCAAGAACCTGCCGAAGTGGTGGGACGTGATCGAGAGCGGACGCAAGAGCGCTGACGACCTGATCGCCATGCTGCAGACGAAGGCCCATTTCACGCCGGAGCAGTTGAAGGAGATCCGGAATCCGCCGCGCGACGCGGACCAGAATACTGACGACGAAGGCGAGGAGGAGCAGGCATGAAGATCATCTCCGACATCCCGCAGGGCAGCGAGGCTTGGCTTGCGCATCGCCGCACCTGTCGCAACGCCAGCGAAGCGCCGGCCGTCATGGGCGCATCGCCCTATGTCAGCCGCGCGCAGCTGATCCGGCAGCGGTACACCGGCATCGAGCCGGAGATCGACGCCGCCACCCAGGCGCGCTTCGACCACGGGCATGCGGTAGAGCCCGCCCTGCGTGCATTCGGCGAGCGCCTGATCGGCCAGGACTTCTACCCTGTGACCGGAGTCAGCGACAGCGGTTATCTCGGCGCCAGCTTCGACGGGGTGACCATGGACGAAACCATTATCGCGGAGGTGAAGCAGCGCAACGCCCAGAAGATGGAGATGGTGAAGCGCGGCGAGATACCGCCGGCCGATTACTGGCAGATCGTCCAGCAGTTCGCGGTCTGCGAATCCGCTTTGCAGTGCCTTTACATCGTGGGCGATGGGACTGATGACGGCACTGTCTGGCTGGGCATCAAGCGGGGTGACTTGGAGGCCGACATCATCCATCTGTGGCGGGCATGGGAGCAGTTCGACGCCGACGTCGCCGCCTACCAGCCTGAAGTGACCGCGGCGCCGGCGGCCACTGGCCACGCCCCCGACCAGCTGCCGGCCCTGCGCATCGAACTTACGGGGATGGTCACCGAGAGCAACCTTGCCGACTGGAAGGAAGCCGCCATCGCGGTGTTCCAGGGCATCAACAGCGACCTGCAGACGGACCAGGACTTCGCCGATGCAGAGCGCACGGTGCGGTGGTGCGGCGATATC